GGCCCTTGCCGTACTCCTCGGCGTCGTTCTCCGTGTTCAGTTTCGGGTTGGCGAGTTGGGCATTGAGCTTCTTCAGGCGCCACATCGCCGCGACCAGATTGGCGGTCGCGATATCGGTCTGCTTGCCAAAGCCGAAGCAGATTTGAACTTCCTGCAGTCTAGTCGTCGACATGCGTCGTTACCTCCTGGGTGTTGGCCGGTGGCTGGCACTGGCTATAGCCAGCGACCATCAACGGCGTAAGAACGTCGGGCGTTGCTTCGACCTCTATGGGTTCGCCCTGCCCCCATGGCGGCATTAGCCAGACTTTTTCCATGTCAGTCGTCTCCCATCTCCGTGAACGAAAGTGGCACTTCGAAGTAATCCAGGCCCTCCGCATCGGTCTGCCGCTGAATCGTGGGCAGGTCCATGGCGTTGCAGGAGGGATGGACGGTAGCGTTTTCGAGGGCGATTCCCGCCGCCGTCGGCACGCCCTTGACGATCAATCGAAACAGCCGGTAGTAAGCGGTGCCGACCGTGGTTTCCTCCTTGGCCCGCAGGAATACCGTGATCTGGTGTTTCCACACGTCCACGCCACCGAACCCGCCCGGCTGCGTCCCCTGCCAGACGACCATGATCGATGGCGACGCCATCTGGTGGAGAGCGTGGGTGAGGCTGATGTTCTTCGGGTAGGAGTCGTGGTACGCATAGATGCGCGCCGGATCGCTGCCCACCTCGGTCACCAGCGCCGGAATATCGCGCAGCATGCCGACCAGGTTGTTGACGATTTCGGAGGGGTCGATCATAGTTGCTTACCGCCGAGGGCCTTTTCCACCACCAGGCGCGATTTGTTCTCGATCAGGATTCGATTCGTGGCGTCGAGCACGGCGGTCCTATTCTTCGCCGAGAACACAATCCACGGCTCGATCTTGTTGGTGATCCACGCCTTGATCCGGTCCTTGCGCGTGGAATTGCTGGCCTTTGCTTTGTTCTCGCTGACCGTCCGGACCTGGAAGTTCCGCTGCATGTCGCCGGAAAGCATCAGGTTGCGTCGGTTGCCTTTCCCCAGCTTCGTTTTCCAGATGGCGTACCGCTTAGTGAGTGGCTTCGCGGAGCCATCGGTCGGGCCTTCCGCCGCCGCCAGGCGGTTCTTGACCGCCGCCACGCCGACGTTGCCTATCTTGAACATCTGGGCCTGCCGGAAGTTCAGCCGGTCCAGACGGATCTGCTTCTTCTGATAGATCCGAATCGAAGGCATGTGAACCTCAACCGTGCTTCTTCATCGATATCGAGGCCCCGCCAGCCGGATCGATGGCTACCTCGAACACGGTATAGGTGGTCCCGGTGACGGTCGCCAAATCGCCCTTCTCCGGCCGCGCGCCCAGATCGGCCAGGTTTACGAAGAGGCGCACGAATACGCCGTCCTGGTGGCGCTCTTCATCGGTGTCCTTCTGCAGGATGCCGGTGATCGGAAACGGAGCGCCGCCAGCGGCCCGCTGGTAAGTGACGGGGGAGCCAAACATCTTCAGGCAGGCCGTGTTGAGCGCGTTGAAGGGAGTACCCATGCCGGCACTCCCTAAAAGGTGTGGACCCGGTAGGCGACCTTGACCTTCAGCAGCGCGTCGTTGGCGGCGTTGCCGGTGAACTCGCCCGCGCCCAGGTTGTGCAGCACCAGGGGCTGGTTCTCGGCCACTGTCCGCGCGGTGATCGGATCGAGTTTCGCCAGCCCGTACGTGATCTGGTCGGCAGCCTGGTCGATGAACCCGGTCGTCTCGATGGTCTGCGAGACCTGGACGCTCGACCCGTCCTTGTACCTGACCGCCAGGTTCGCCGTCGCCTCGGCCAGCACGTTCGTCCCGGCCTTCAGCATCACGACCGCCGACAGGAACTCCAGCATCTTGCCGGTGCCCGGCGCCGGCACCAGCGTCTTCGGCGTCGCGCGAAGGGCCTTGATGTCCGCGTTCGAAAGCAGGACGTCGGCATACCTCAGGTCGCTGGTGCCCTGCGACAGCAACGGAGCCGCGAACTTGCCTTTAACCTTTTGCGCGCCCATGGGTGGGTTTCTCCTTCCGATGTTTGTGGGTTTGCGCGGAAGGTTCGACCATGGTGATCTTCCGCAGTTCGTACAACTGCCGCAGCAGTCGCGTGTAAAGGCGCGCCGGGCCCGGTTCGGCCGGAGGAGGCGGCATTGCCTCCCCCGGTTTCATGGGGACGCCGTTGAGCACGGGCAAACGCGCGGTGACGAGGAATCGGGCCGAAGGGTCGAACTTCGGCAAGGTGCGGTACGCCATAGAGTCTCCTCCTGCCTACGCAATCGCGGTGGTGAAGAAGTACCCGAGTTCGGGCGCCACCAGCTTGGTGTCGAAGGCCATCTCGATCTCGACGATGTCGCTGGCGATGATCTCCCAGCGGTACCGCTTGATCCGGTTGCCCTCGTTGCCCGCACCGAGATAGCCGGTCCAGGAGAAGGTGTACGCTGCCGACGGCGTGAGCAGGCCGGGATTCGGCGCGACGTTGCAGAGCAACGCGCTCTTGGCCCCGATGAAGGAATGCGCGGCGGTCTGACCCTCAGCCGCCGTGTTCTCGATGCTGCCCATCACGAGAATACGGTCCAGTTCGAGAATCGCGGCCAGAGCCTCGCGGCTCACGGTGGCCGGGCGACCCGCCGTCTGGCCGTACTTCACGCGGTCCACTAGGTCAGGATGGTCGATCAGCTTCAACCACACCGGCTCCGACAGCACCAGGGTGTTCGCCGGGTAGCCCGTAGCCTGCTTAATGGCGAGCTTGCCGGCCCGGACGTCCTCAATCGGGTTCGACGCCGGATCGTTCCATTGCAGGAACTGGCTGGCGGCGGGACCGGCGGCGACGCCCGTCATGTCGGTGTTCCACTTGCCCGTGGTAAACAGGTTGGCCGCGAAGATCTTCTCGCGCCGGATCAACGCCTGCTGCGAGAGGAACTCGACCGCATCGCGGTCCATGTTGAGGACCGCATCGGCGTTGCCGCGCAACTGGTCCGGAATGGGTTTGGCCTCGCCCCACACGTCCGCGAAATAGGTCGGCGTGTTGTCGAGGCGGTAGCCGACGCTGGCGGCCGGAGTGCCGGGCGCGCGGCGTTGCATTTGATCGCGGAAGAAATCGCCGCGATTGTAGACGTAGTAGCGGTCGCTCTGCTTTGTCACTGGGATGACGGGGCAGACCTGCGCGGCCACGAACTGGTCCTGGCTCTGAAGATACGCGATGCTGATTTGGGTCAGCGGCGTATTGACGTGAACGTCACCGGGAGTTGGCGTATACATGATGGTTCATTGCTCCTTTTCTGGTTGGTTCTAGCGCTGGAGGATCAGCAGCACCGGGACGATATCGCCGGCGCCGCCGGCCGCTGCAAGCGCCTTCGCCAGGATCTTGCCCGAGGATTGGGTGATCGCCTTGCCGTTGGCATCCGCCTCGAGCAGCGCGCCGTTGGCGAACGCGGCGCCTGCCATGACTCGGGCGATTTGACCGGGGAAGGACGCCAGAGCGCAGGGCCGGGCCTGTGCGCTGGGGCCGAGTGCGATTACGCCGTCGGACGCGAGGCCCGCGCCGACAACCGCCACCTGCCCGCTGGCGTTGATCGTCCCGAACAGAAACTGCTTCGTGGACAGGTCGGCGCTAGCCGGGACCGAAACCGTTTGCAGACTAACTTCGAAAGCCATGATCGATTGCTCCTTTTCGGTTGGATTGGCTCGCCGCCCTACATCGCCCGCATGGGGGCCGATTTCTCAGCGAGGTACTGCTGGTAAAGCTCCGGGTGGAGTTTCATGGCCTCCACGTAGGCCTGCGCAAACGGGATGTTGCGGCTCGCGGCCAGTTGCTGCGCGGCGGCGTTCAACTGCGCCTCCGCGCCGGTGGGACTGCCCTGCACGTGGGACTGCACCGCCGTGCGCTGGGACTCCTGTGCCTTGAGCGCCAGCAGGTGCGCGCGTACCTGGGCCACCGTCTTCCTGCTCGCGACCAGTTCCGCGACCAGTTCGGGGTGGCCGGAGAGGGTGCAGAGGACCGCGATCTCTTCGTACTCCGCGCGCAAGCGGGTTTCGATGGCGGCGGCATCGACTGCCGGCGCGGCGGCGGTTGCGGCCGGCACGGCGGCGGTGGAAGCAGGAGCTTCCGGGGGTTTCAGTTCGGCGGGCACCGGCGGTGCGGCGGGGGCGTCTGCCGTTTTCGTTTCGATTTGCTGACTCATGGTCATTTCTCCTTCTGGAATCTGCGTTGCGGCAGACGCCGCCACGCGAGCTCGTTTGCGCGCCGTCGCCGCTTCGAGAACGGCGTCCAACGCATCGTCAAAAGTCCCGACCTGATCCGCGAAGCCAGCGCTGATGGCCTTCTCCGCGTAGTACAGGCCCGCCTCGGTGTTCCGGACCAACGCCGGTTTCATCTCCCGGTTGCGCGCGACCGTGCCGACGAACATGTCGTAGAGGCGGTCGATTTCGGATTGCAGATCGTCCTTTGCCGAACCGGACAGCGCCTCGTGCGGGTTGAAATCGTTCTTCCTGGCGCCCGCATAGATCGCGGTGTACTTCCGGCCGACCTTCGCGTCGAAGCCCGACTGGTCCAGGTGCAAGGCGATCACGCCGACGCTGCCCACGCCGCCGGTGCGCGTGACGAAAAGGCGTTGCGCGCTGCTGGCGATGGCATACGCCGCAGAGAATGCGTCGTCGTCCGCTATGGCGAAGCACGGCTTTTCCGCCCGCGCGTCGTAGATCTGGTCCGCAAGGTCGAACAAGCCGCCGACCTCGCCGCCCGGCGAGTCCACGTCGAGCAGGATGCCCTGGATGCGCGGATCGCCAACCGCATCCTGGAAGTCCGCGCGGATGCTCTCGTAGGACTGGAGTCCGGACGCCGAATCGAGCCAACTGGCCTTCTTCACGAGCGTCCCAGAGACGCCCATGACCGCAACGCCCTCCGGAGTGACCAGATACGGCTTCTGCCTCCGGGCCGCATCGTCCATCTCATCGGGATCGTCGACCTCGTCCAGGGGCATCCGAGCTACCATCGGCGCGCCGAGTCCCTCGATTTCGATCTCCGCTTCCCGGAGGCCGAGGCGCGGGCCGATGGCCTGGAGGATCACGCTCAACTTCTGCGGCTGGATCAGCAGCGGAACGCCGAAGACCCGTCCCGCCAGGTGCGGGAGATAGTTCGCTTTCATTTCGTAGGCTCCTTCCGCTTGGGCGGCGCGTCGGCGGGCGCGTCGCCGTTGTCACCTTCGTTCCCGGCATCGGTCTGGGTCGTGTCGAGCAGGTTGCTCGCCTGGCCGCGCGCATCCGTCTTCCGGGGGTCGGAATCCAGCACGAGGCCCAACTCGTCGGCGCGCTCGTTGTCGCGTGCAATCTGCCGGTCAACCTCCTCCTCATCCAGGCCCATCTCGTTGATGGACATGCTGCGCGCCTTCAGGCCCGACCGGATCGCGATGATCTCGGCCTTGACGTCCTTCTCCGGATCGACCCACGCCCACTTGGGCGTGTGCCACTGGACCGCCAGGTAGTCGTCCCGGTTGGCCATGTAGTCGCGGGCGTCGAGTTTGCCCGCCAGCACCGCCTGCTCCACGAACGCGCGCCAAGTCGGGCGGCAAAACTGGTAAATAAAGACGCCAAACTGGATCTGCTCGCACAAGCGCCGGAAGGAGAGGATGCCGGCCCGGATCGACGAGTAGCTGGTCTTCGACAGATCTCCAGTGAGCATGTCGTACGGCAGGCCCAGCCCTGCCGCGATCCGGAGCAACTGGATGCGCTCGAAGGACTCGTAGTTCCCGCCCACGTCCGCGGGCTCACTGAATTTCACGTCCTCGCCGGGCTCCAGTTCCGTCATGGTGCCCGCTTCCAGTTGCGCCACCGCGACACCCTGTTCGCCGGATCCGGCCACGCCACCGGCGTCGGTAGCCTCCTGCGGAGTGGCGTTTGGGAAGAACGCGTCGTCCGGGTTCTGCCGGGTGATGAAGCCCATCATCATCGCGGCGAACTTCTTCCGCAGCAGTTCGGCGTCGTCGTACTGGTCGAGTTCCCACAGACGTACGAGCGCGTTCGCCATCCATGGCACGCCCCGCAACTGACCGGGCCGGAGCGACCGAAACAGATGCATTACTTCCGCGGCCGGAACCCGCATCAGTTCCAAGTCCGTGGGGAAGAAGATCCTCTCGCCGGGATGCTGCTTGTAAAAGTAGTAAGCCGTGCGGCGACCGGACGGGTCGAACTCGATGGACGCGCGCACGACGTTGCCCTGCGGCGTGTTCGGCGTAGGCCGCGCCAGGTAGAACGGCAACTGCTCTGCTTCGATCAACTGGAACTGAAGCGGTACACTCAAACCCTCGCGAAGGTCGCAGTCGTGCCGGCGCGCGAAGCACTCGCCGCCCTCGACCATCGACCGAAACGCGAGCGCCTGCAGGCCGTAGATGTCGGTCATCCCAGCTGCGTCCGCTTCGTTGGCCCAGAGCGACCAGAGAGCCTGGAGTTTCTCTTTGATCGCCAGCGTCGGGTGCATCGACTGAGGCTTGATGCCGGTACCGATGGCGTTGCAGACCCACTCGTCCACCGCCTTCGAAGCCCACCCGTCCTTGCGAATGATGTCGCGGGATCGCGCCACCAACTGATCCGCGCTCTGATACCAGACGGAGTTGATCGCGTCGCGCGTTGTGACCCAGGTGCCCAGCCGGCGGCCCGCCGTGGCGCCCTCGTAGGGCGAGCCACTGGCGGCGCGACGCGTGGGAGGCTGCGCGGGCGCACCGCTCCCACCCCGCCGCATGCGGGTCAGAAATGAACTCAGGTTGAACACGAGTTAGAGGCCCTTGCTCCCCGACAGTTGGTACTGCCGAACGCGCTTACCGGACTGCTGGTTCAGCGAGCTTTGCACCACGGAAATCGCGCGCTGCAACTCCTGGACGGAGCGGTAGGTCATGCTCCGTCCCTCGAAGGTGACCGTCAACGTGCCGGAGGCCAGCGCCTCCTGCAACGCGTCCAAATGACTCTGCGTGTATGCCATCGCCGCTTCCTTTCAGAACCTGCCCCACGTGCGGCGCCGGGCGGGCCGGGGACCTTTTGGACTTGCCGGAGCAGGACTGCTCGGCGTCTGATCCGGCCGCTTCGGTTGACCAACGCGCTCCTCAATCGCCAGCCAGTGTTTGTCCTGGTAGCGATCAATGCCGATGCGGCTGGCTGCCGCGCGGGCATACACCCGGCAGTCGAGTGCCTCATTTCGCTCGCGCATCTTCTGCCACTCGTGCCGCCGATAGCCCTTCACGATCTTAGTGACCAACTGCTCGGCGGTGAGTTGTTTGAAGTACTCCTCGCTGTACTTCGGGAAGTGGCAGTAGCCAGGTGGGAGTATATTCCCCTTTTCGAGGTCTTCGTCCGTGGGTCGTTCCAGGCGCAGCCACCGGTAGAGTTCCTCTTTGGCCATCCCGGAGTTCACCGGCCATACGCGAATGCCCCGCTTCAACTTCGCGCCCAGAGGACCGACCTCGACCGGAGACGCCGACCCGAGCAGCGCAGGCGCCCGTGCGTCGCCTTTGATCACCAGCACGCGGCCACCTTGCCGTCGTGCCCACTGGTAGACCTCCGTGGTGGCGAAGCCCGAGTCCACCGCCAGTTGCAGGATGGGCAACTCGATGCCACTCGCCGTCGGATACGTTTCGCTCAGTAGCGTGCTCAGCTTTTCCCACACCGCCGTGCGCGAAGTGTCGCCTTCGAATACTCGGTAATCGACCGACCAGGATTCCTTGCCGCGTCCGTACGCGACCACCTCAACCTCGATGCGGTCCTTCTGAACGTCCGCGCCGGCGACCAGGAACAGCCCGCCATGCGGAATGGTGCCGATCTTATATGCCTCGCGACGGTCATAGAGCTTCTGCCAATCCGGCGCTTCGCCGAGCAGCGTCCACGTCTCGCCCAGGACCGTGTTGATAAAGACCTGGAGCAGCGAGGAATTCTTCTGCGCCTGCTCGAAGTACTTCGCCGCATCGGACCAGGCGAACCAGCCAACTGGCGAGTAGAGGCTCGAAAGATGGAAGCCCACCGTCCTGCCGTCGCCCGCCGCGGCCGCGCGCCACTGTCCGCGCGGAAGCATCCACTGCTTCTGGTGGTTCTGAAGTTCCTGTCCGCAGTGCTCGCAAACGTAGACCGTCTTTTCTGTGTGTCCCTTCGGCCACCGGAGTTGTGCGAACTTCAGAACCTGGAACTCGCGGCAAATCGGGCAGGGCACCCAGAAGCGGCGCTGGTCACTCTCTTCGTACGCCGCTTCGATCCGGCTCATGCCCGTGATCTTTGGCGTCGAGCAAAGGAATACTTTGCGCCGGGCGAACGTGCGCGTGCGGGCCATCGCCAAGTTGACAGGATCGCCCTCGCCCTCGACATCGCCCGGGTACGCGTCAACCTCGTCGAGAAACAGGAAGCGGGCGGCCATGGACCGCAAGCCCACTGCGCTGTTCGCGCCCGTCATCACCAGTACGCCGCCGGGAAACTCCTTCGAAAGGACGGTGTTCCCGGAATCGCGCGACCGCGGACTCTGCACCAGGACCCGTAGCACGTCGGACTCCTCGATCAGCGGATCGACACGCTGTTTCGAGTTGCGCTTGGCCATCTCGACGGTTGGCTGTACCGCCATCATCGGCCCGGGCGACTGGTGAATCACATAGCCGATCCAGTTATTGCCGCACTCGGTGCCGCCGATCTGCGCGCCCTTCATGAACACCACGCGCTCCACTGTCGACGAGGGCGAGAGGCAATCCATGATCTCGCGCAGGTACGGCGTGCGGTCCGTTCGCCACGGGCCAGGTTCAGCCGACGCCCGCTGCGAGAGCTTCCGGTACTTGTCTGCCCACTGTGAAATCGTGAGCAGAGGATCCGGCCGTGCGCCCGCTGCCGCCGCCGCGTAGTAGATCTCTTCAGCGGTGGGCGGCATCGGCAAACTCCTCCAGCGCACTCCGGATCTCGGCGGTCAGTATCCCGTGCACCTTCCCGAGGTCCAGACCTTTCACCACTTCCGGATCGACCCCGATGGCGATGATCGCCTCCCGGAGCTCCGCGACCAGGGCTCCCACGACGCGATCCGGGATGTTGAGCATCCGGTCGCGGAACATCCGGAACAGATTAAACGCCGCGACGGAAACTTCATCGGCATTGATGAGCTTCTTGATGCGCTCTTCGTAGTCGATCTTGGCGAGACGCGCTTCATAGTGGGCGATGATGGCGCGCGCCTTGGCATAATCCAGCGCGCCAGCCCCCAGGGAATCTGGACGCGGTTGCTCCACTGGCGGCGGCGTTGGCGATGAAGAGGCGATGGTTCGGCGCGCCTTCGGCCCCGTGTTGCGCGCCCATTCGGCGTCGGCGCGCTCAGCGTCGAGTTTTCCGTCGGCATTCGTGTGAATCCGGCCGGATTCAATCGCTTTCTGCACCGCTTTGAGCGTTACTCCGCGATGCTTCGCGTACGCACGTAGGCTTATCGCCGCCATTGAATCTTTCTTCCGGAAAATCGAACTTCAGCCTTGCTATCCGCCGGCACCGAAGTGATGTATGTGTTCGATGCCACGGACCACCAAGACCACCAAGCAAACCGCCGCCGCCTGCTACGCGGAACGCCACACCGAATGCGCCGACCTGCTGAAGCGCATCGCCGCCCGCCTGGAGCAGCACAAGAAGGACCAGACACAGGAGCCCGCCAACTGGGGCTACCCCGGCGACCTCGGCCGCGTCAGCGAAGAACTCGCCTACGTCCTCGCCAGCCTCGGCGACCGCAGCGCGGTGGACCAGAAAGGACTGGAGTACTGAGCATGCAGAAGCACAACATCAAGGTCGGATCGACCTACATCGTCAAGGTCAGCGGAACGCTGGCCAGAGTCCGCATCACCCGCGAGCACGTCCGCGGCGGGTGGTACGGAACCAACCTCGCCACCGGACGCGAGATCCGCATCCGGACAGCCGCCCGCCTCCGCTCGGAGGCTCCTCCCGCGCAGGAAATCAGCCCCGACGAGGCGCGCAGGATCGTCGACGAAATCGAATTTTGAAACAGGAGAAAACCATGACCACTTTCGCAATCGCTACCGACAACAACATCACCGCCTTCACCGCCGCCGAGCAGGTTCCCGAAGGCCAAGACCGTTTCGCCACCGAGAAGGAGTTCGCCAAGCTCTCCGCCGACTGGCCCCTCAACCGCTTCCCCGAAGTCTGGAATGCCTTCGCCGGAGTGGTGCCCTTCGATGGACTCAAGCCGGTCAAGAAGTTCACGGACCGCAAGACGGCGGTCAGCCGGATCTGGAAGGCCATCCAGGCCCTGACGCCTGCGCCCGCGCCACAGGCTGCGCCGGTCG